GGGGTATGCCAGGATCGCGTCTGAGAAAGAGTAATACGCGAGATCGAGGTCGCAATTAGATTGCAGACCTCGAAGGGCGCAAAGAGTGGCGTCCTTCAGCAAGAGATCCGTTGCTGATTCGTAATCACCTGAGACGAAAACCCATTCTGGGAAACCTGAACTGATGTCATACAGAGCCTGTACCTTCCTATTCAATCCATCATCCATCGTTGCAAAGGGCGATGCCTTCCATGCGGAAAGCAATTGACCTTGCAAAGGCTGAACGGCGGTGTATAAATAACCACCTCCAGCTGTTATGATGCGAAATTTCGAAGGCTCCGGTAACACCATAACGCGGCAAAGAAGATTAGGACTATAGTGAATTTGCTCACCAGTCTCCGAGATCATAACGGAGTCAGTGACATTTTCTAACAATAGTGTAGTCTGCTTTGCAACGTCATAAGTGTTCTGACGCCACAGATCAAGTTCCATCGAGAAGTCCTGGTACCTACGGACTTTCTCAACGGGTGTTCCCTTCGTCTCAACCTTAGTTGGGCAGAATGGCTGAAACAATGTCGCAGCGCCACCTTTTGAACGGGGCGCTGTGCTACAAGCCGAACTGCTTGGGAGAATCTTTGTAGGAGGAATGATTTTCGATCCTAGTACCTCGAAAGAGGTGCTGACGATCATATTATCCATTGACTCGCTAATGAAGGCATTGCGTTCCTGACAGACATATTTCATATGCTTCTGGATCGCGGCTTCCATTTTCAAAGGACCCAATTGAGGCCATGCCCGCTTGCTCTGAAGAAGAGAATAAGAGAAGGATACGTCCTTCTTTATCCGTCTTCTCTGAACAAAACGGCTGGCCCAACCAACAAACAAACGGTCACTCTCGTTTAACCATTCGGGTTTCGGTGGGAGTACGGAGTCTTCGACAAAACGACACATGGTAACAGCGCACCAGTACTTACAAAAGTCCTGTTCGCGATTATCGTCTGTCTTATACTTCTGCACAACACGGGCTATATGAACAAAAGCCCGCATGACGCGCTCATACTCTTTCGTTTGCTCAAAGCGCTCATTGCGCCACGAGATGAAAGTAAACAAGAGACTTCTTGTTATTTGAATTGTGTCCACATGTAGATGTGAACATCTTGAGACAATCGTGTCCAAGATCTTGTCGACTCTGACACCAACCGACTTCACGTCGTGTTTAGTGACCGTATCAGAATCGAGACAACTTCCTCCTTTGCTGTCATAAGCAGAGC